GTTCTACGATCTTCGAGGTATTGCTTACGAAGCTGTTCGTATTCCCAGGACTTGAGTTCAAGCATGGCTTCGCGGAAATACACGACCAACGAAATACGTTCAGCATTTTCATGGTTGAGTTTGATCTCAGTATTACCGTGAATAATCTCGTGGTTGTTAACCAGAAGAAGATCGCCTGGACGAACGTTAACGGCAATGCGATATTCTGGGAACACCAGATAACCGCCGGTGTATTCACCCGTGCCAACAACCAGAAGGTTGCTCAGACCTTCGTGTAGATCTACCAGCGTCATAGTGTGCCGCAGTGCGAAAAGTCTTATTAACAGTTACCGTTGTGAAAACGGTATCAGGAACAAGGAAGCGAGGGTCAAGTTGATCGGCTGCACGCTTTTGATTACCCCAACGCCAAGGCAGAAGTTCCTTGAAACCTCGGTTTAGAGACTGCAGGAACGGATAAGCCTTTGCAAACTGTTCCGGGTGATGTTCGGTATAAGCAGTTGCTCGACCGTAAGGAATACGCGGATAACGATCGTACCAACCAGCAACACCAGAGTGAACGGACTTGGCGTAGTTAGTAGCGCTGATCCACTTATCGTGGACACGGAGTGCTTCTTCCTTCTGCATTTCTTCTGGCTTGTTGCTCAAGCCGTCAACCCACTTATCGAACCAACCGTAGTATTCTGGGTATTCCTTACAAACTTCAGAACGAACCCAAACTCGCCCGCGAACTTCTTCGTCATTACCCTTCTGAGAGTTCTTATACTTGTCGCGGATAGACTGGATCGAAGTCTTTTCTCCAATGATTTCTTCAAGGTCGTTGTTATTCTTCAGAAGAAACTTAAGGATTTCTTCTTCGTAAGGAGTTACCCAATCCCTACCTTGGCGACCTTCTACGCCCAAGAAATCTCCGCGCGGTCCAGCTGCGATACCACGATTCTGGCTCTCCGTTGCGGCTTCGCGCAGACCAAGGTAAGCCTGAGTCTGCTCTTCCTTAGTGAACCAGTTCTTACGGAACTTGAAAGCGATACGAAGTTCGTCCGTTCCCTTCATACAATCTTCACAGGATCCGGAGCAGTCTGCTCGCTCTGCTACGGAACAGAGCGGAGGCATATAACAATCAGTATCTTCTTGACCTAGAATATCGTAATGACTATCGTCCAGGTAAGTACCCAGAAGATGTTCGCAATCGTGCTTAGTCTTGGCTACAATGACATTAACCATTGAATGTCTCCTTCTTAACTCTTACATTATACTCGTATATATGCAAAAGTCAAAACTTTTTTCCACCTTCGGCCATACGATTTTGTAATTGGTGATCCGCGCGATTTGCGTTGTAGTGATGCTTTTCGGCAATCGCGCTTGCTACGTCGTACCCTTCACGACCAGCCAGATCAAGAATACGAATAATGCAATCTGCAAGCTCAACTTCAACCATACGGCGGTGTGGGAGGTGGTCATCCATCAGTTCCTTTCGTGCGCCCTCAAGCGCCTCAGACAGCTCAGAATGACAAAGCGCGATCATAGTGCCGATTTCACGCGGTTTATTATGCCATCCCATTTCCTTGGCTTGGCTATGAAGCTTGTTCTGAATCGACTGCAGGGCGAGAATGTCAGAGAGTGTGATAATGTTGCTCATTATGTATTTCTTTCAAATAATCCATTCAGGAGGTTGACGGTTCTTCCAAGAGTGCATCTTGGTCTTACCAAACGTGGAGTAGTTGCGGTAGTTGATGATTGGGTCTACACTGATGATGTATTCGGGCGCCATAGCCGAAGGCATCAACGTCATCTCGTACTCGCGCAGATTGTGCGGAGGGGAGGCGAGCATATAGGAAAGTTCGCCTTGAAAACACTTGTGAATTTTACCGTACCGGTACGTATACTCGCGCCCAAGAGCGTAGAAATGTTCGTAGAGCCAGTTGTAGTTCTCTACAGCCTTACGCGCCCAAACAGCTGATGGGTGATTGATATGAGTGGCGCTGTAAAGAACGTCGTTTCGGCTGTCTTCGAGAATCCAACGCTTGGCGTTTCGCCCAGTCTTAGACTTACCTACAACTTCCCGACCATCTAGAACGCGATGGGCGGTTGACAGCAACTGAGCGGACTCTAGAATCATTTTAACTACGTGTTTATCGACCATAAGCTGCGCAGCAACGGCAGGGTCACGATCGATGTAAAAAATGTTCACTTACGTCTCCACTTACGAAAAGCTTGTTGGCGGTGTATAGGATTGGCTCTACTATAATACGGCGTTCCGTCCAAAAAGTCAAGGCAATGTTGGAACGCTCTGGCGGTCATACCAGTGTATGTTTCAGTTCTAATTTCGCCATTAGGCGTAGCGAAACGAACCTTACAGTGCTGCGGACGCTTTATTTTAACCTCTAAACCAGGATAAGTCAAGCTAATTTCTTCCAGTCTTATGGTTTCTTCGCTTGGCATAACAACTCTCGGATTAAAACAAACGAAGTTCTCAGGCGAACCCCTCATAGCGAAGATTCTGTAGGGAATGCCGACCTGCGGAGCCGAAACACAAATAGCGTTGTTATCGTACATAAACTTAACAAGCTCGTGCGAAAACTCAATCGGATCGAACGGAGGATTCTTAAAATCAAACGGCGCTGCAACTTCCTTAAGAGAAGGATCGCGATAATCAACTATGTTCATAATCAACCTCTATTTGTAACAGATGTTATTTTTGTTGGGCATTCGTAGTGCGGACAAACGTATCCGTAAATCTTGTTAGGATCAAACCTCATACCGCAAACAGAGCAGTTAGTTGAAAAACTTTGCAATGGGCGTTGCGTGTAGGTTGGAGAGACGTTGAACTGCATCCCATCGCGGAATCCATCTTGATACCCACGCTTATAATCTTCATCACTCATTCTTCTCTATTCACCTTCAGACCTTGCTTAGCGAACCAAGAGATCTGCTCTAACTTGTGGGCGTCGGACATAAACGGATCCTTTGTCGTCGCGTGAATACGATGAAGAAGGTCTAAACACCAGCTGAGGTGCACTTGATTCAATTGTTCAGGCGTCATTTTCATTCTCCAAAACTTGATTTCCCCAACAAGTCCAACCTGGCTGCGGAGCTCTTGCGAACATTTCAATCTTGTTACTATTTGGGTACATTTTCTCAATAGCTCGGTGGACATCAAGAGGTTTTTCGGAATGCCTACCAACAGGAGCAAAAAGAGTCTGTCTGATACCCTCGTCGTGCAGCTTCATAGGGCGACCTTTCGACACCTTTGAACCAAGCAAAACGAACTCAGTCAGTGGTTTAATGATAGAAGGTCTTACTCCGCGCGCGCCCATGGGAGTACCGTCCTGTTTAGTTTTAACCCAAACGAAACCCACACCCCTATAATGCATACCCCACGCCTTGATGCATTCTATAGCGGTGTCCAACGTAGAAGAAGTGCACCACATAAACAGAATACCAGTCTTAGTTATCATTTTTTCTACTGGCAGAGCCATAATGTCTTCGTTAGTCATCAGAGAGTAATGTTTACCGGCAGCTGCCATCTTGTTAGGATCGCCGTAGTAATACCAAGGCGGATCCGTCAATACAATATCATATGGACCATTAGCAATGGCCTCGCTTAAATCGGTTGTCGCTAACGTCATTCTGCAATCCTACTAAACGATTTGGTTTTCACAAACTTGATAACATTCTCAAACTTATCGTGTAGAGTGTCTCTATGTGAGATGATGAACACGTTAGAGTCTCTACTGATGTTCTGTAGAATCTTTAACAAGTCTTCAGCCGCGTTACCATCTAGAGAGCTGTCAAACACTTCGTCAAGAATCAAAAGGTTTGTGCTCAAAGAGTTACGAAGCTTGGCTACAGCTCTCCAGGTGAACAGAATAGCCAAATCAATCTTCTGCTTCTCCCCCTCACTGAAAGAGGCGTAGCTAAACTCATCGCGGTAACGCGACTTGATAACTTCGTTAAACTGTTCGTCAAGATTGAACTCTACAAACAGATCAAACTCAGAAAGGTACTTGTTGATTAGCTTGTTGATCACTGGTATGTATTGGTTCACAATACGAGTCTTGATGCCACCGTCCTTCAGCAGAACGGCAGCAGCAGAAAGAACCTGCTTGTCTTCTTGTAATATATTATAACGATTTGATAGATCCGTCAAGTCCTTTTCAAGATCGACAACCTTAACGTCGTTTGTTTCCTTTGCGGTTTTCTTGGCTTCGCTCAGTTCCTTTTCAATGAACGTAACTTGATCCCTTAGGATTTGTATTCTAAGAGTTTCGTGGGAAGCCTTAGTTCTAATTTCATCGCATTCTTTATCAATCAAAAGAATAGCTTCTAGCTCGGCGTTGACTTCTTCATACTTTGCCGCCAATTGGGTCAAACCGGATTCTACGGTTTTGATTTCATTTTCGCGCTGTTCTACGATTTCGCAACTAAACTCAGAGCTAATTTGCTGCTTACAAGTCGGACAATTGTCGTGATTATTGAAGAACTCAATGTCTTTGCTGAGAGCTGCGGTCTTAGCTTCCATCTGAGCGCGCAAAGACTTTAGTTTCTCAACTTTGGCCTTAACGCTGCCCATATTCTTTAGGCTGTCCGTTTTGCCTTCTAGTTCTGTTCTATATTGATCTCTAACTTCTTTAGCGTCTTGAATTTTCTTTTCAACGTCGGCCAACGCGACCTTCTTTTCGCGGATGAACTGTTCGTTTTTGCTTTGAAGTTCCTTCAGATGTTCTTTGACCATCTTGATCTTAGCTTCGACGATTTTTCTTTCGTTGTCGTTTTGCTGAATAGAGCTTGTGTTGTCTTGTATCTTTTCTTTCAACAGCGTGTTCATTGTAGTAAACACCTGTAGGTCAAGTAGATCTTCTATGATCGCTCTACGCTGAGAAGCCGGAAGCTGCATAAAAGGAACGAAAGAAGCCGAACCTAGGATAACGACCTGGCAGAAAGACTTATAGTTGATCTTAAGAATGTTCTTTTCAAGAACTTCCTGATAGTCCTTCATCTCGGCTGATTGGTTCATCAAAGAGCCGTTACAGTAAACCTCAAAGACGCTCGGCTTTATACCTCTAACAATTTTGTATTGATTCGATTGTATAGAAAACTCTAGCTCTACAACAAGCTCCTTGCGAGTGATAGAGTTGAGAAGCTGAGGCTTGTTAATGTTGCGGAACGTTTTACCAAACAAGGCGAAGGTAAGCGCGTCTAGAATTGTTGATTTACCCGCGCCGTTTTCCCCAACAACCAAAGTGGTTCCTGAGGTGGACAGGTTGAGCTCGGTAAAAATGTTTCCAGTTGAAAGAAAATTTTTCC